TTTCATAAGATTGTTTTGTTCTAAATGCTTCATCGTCTTCACTTAAGATTTCAGTCGCTGTAGCTTTTCCACCACCATCGAACTTATAATAACTTTCTCCAAGACCTATTCCACTTGAAAACCAACTTAATTCAGCGTTGATACTATCAATGTGTTCTTTATATCTTAAATCAAAACTAATATCTTTGATTGGTTGATTTTCCATGCCGTTCATTGCAACATAAGTTCTATCGTTTCTATCGAAGTATAGTTGTTGTGATATTGTTCCATCAACTTCAACTTGTGGTGAAGACTTTAATGCCTTCTTATCAACCAATATTCTTCTTCTGCCGTCAATAAATTCCATATCAAAGCTATCATATTTATTATCGATGGCTTTTAATTTATCAATTGAATTTCCAAATATACTCATTCCCATTGGATTTGATATATCTATATTATTTACAATTGGTGGTTTAATAATTTGAAAATGCGGTGTATCAGTTTCATAAGTAACCGTTTCTTCAACGTTAGGATACTTTTCGTTAAAAGATATTTCCTTGCCTAATATATTAGGGTCTTTTGATTTGTATAATTCATTTAATTTTGTATAAACAGGTTTTAATTCATTGTTTTTTTCATTTCGTACAATTTTAAACTCATGATAAGTTAAGTGCGTATAAAACACAGGTTTATTTTTTTCATTTTCTTGCCATTGGTCAAATGTAACAAAACCAGTAATGTTAAAGTTATCATAAGCATAAGGAACAATACAAGACGGATCGTTCATGTATTCAATTCTTGTTCTTCCTAATTGATCTTTATATTCATTCATCCCTGTTGTACCCAAAGCAAAAGCTAATTCTAGCATTTGTGGGAACATTATTGTAAAGTTGTTTTGCTTACTATCTAAAACACTCCATAATTTTTTTGTTTTTTCATCGTCGCCTAGTTTGATATTGCATTTGTTTGACCAGTTTAATTTCATCATGTCTTCTGCTGATTTTTTACCCATTGACATGGTCTTTTTTTCACACTGTACTGTCGAACCATCAGCAATTTTAATATTATAGAAGTGGAAATCATCAACTGACCCTTTATACCAGCTTTTCCAAACTTCTATCAAATCATAATAATCGGTGTTTATTATATCAACACCTTTTTTGTGTAATTGTTTTTTCAAATCTTCATAAATTGCCATTTTATTCCTCCTTTAAAATTCTAATCCCAACTTTTGTAAGTTGTCTTTTACCCAATATTGAAAATTATCACAACTATGTTCTGCATAATAATACGAATAATCGTTCGTGTATGTATTATAGTATGTTTCCCCTACAAGTTCTTTTTCTTCTTTGTCTGGTTCTGGTCTACCCTTTTCAACACTATCTTTTTTCCACATATAGTTAGACATCTCTTTAATGTGTATCCAATTATTCATCGTGTTAAGTATAACATATTTTCCAGTATCTAACAAATCTTGAGAATATTCAATTAGTTCTTCCTTGTCTTTGCCTTTGTTTACTGGGTGCAAGTTTATACCAAACATTGCAAAATATTGGTTTCTCAATGCGCCTTCTGCACTATCTATTGTTTCGTTATCTACTATTGTCTTATATTTTTTACATATTGCCACCCTAAAATTAAATAAGTCTTGTGCAAGCTCGCTTGGTGCTTTCTTTCTTGCTTTTTCGTGTGGTGAATAATAGTAGCTATCTAATAAATACCATCGGCCATCAGTCGCATAACCATAAGCCCCGCAACTCGTTGCTGATGTTTGATGCCCACAGTCTATTGAAAAATCAACGTATAATATTCGCAAATTGTTCGCTTCAATATAATTTGGTTCTTCTATAATAAATAAATCGGGGTTGTATATAAGCCCCTCAATACCTATTACTTCTCCAAGATAAATCCATCTATATCGTTTTTCATCATATTTTTTTAATCTTTCGGCCTCATCAATAAACTTTTGACCTAACCACTTTTCTGGTACGCTACGATAATCGGTGTGTGAATATAACACGTCGTCGCGTTGTCGCATTTTTTCAGCCCACATATTAACCCAATGAAATCTATTCTTTGGTGGGTTGTAAGAATACATCGTAATAAACCAGTCATCATTACCACGCGAAAATGTAGCAATAATTTGGTCAATTTGATCGGGGTCATCGAACTCGGTAAGTTCTTCAAACCATAACATCTTTATTGGCGCGTTTTCATCAATAAATCCCTTTACTTTTTCATAATCATCACCGCCAGCAAAATATATATCATTGCCGGTTTGATTTAAATGTATTTGGAAAGGGCTAACGGTTGCTTTGTAGTCTAGGCCTTCATATAAACCAAGCCTTTTCAATGCACGCTTTATTTCTTTAAAAACACTATTACGGATGGTGTTTTGATATCGTTTAATAATAATAGCGTTGCAATTTATATGTTCTAGGTTAAATTCGTTAATTTTAATAGCTATCATGCTTGTTTTTGCCGAGGCTCTACCACCGGCATATATTTGGTGCGATTTTTTGCTATTAAAAGTGGAATAGAAATGCGGTGCAATTATATCCTTAATATCAATTGTTTGATCCATCTTCATCATCCTTTGGAAGCGAGTTGATTATTGTTACTTTATTATTGTTATTATTGTCAATTTCTTGTCTATCTCTATAGCCACATTTATTCTTCATATAAAATATTTTCAAAGTATCATTTGTGTATTTATTATTAAGGGCTTCATCCTCTAACATATCGTTAAGTTTTTTGAAAGTGTCGGGGTATATTTCCTTCTGTGCATAGAAAGTATCTCTGTTTATATCTGCGTAAACAGCGAAGCCTGCCACATTTGGTAAACGTTCTTTTGTATCACAATATTCTATGTATTGTATGAATTTGTCTTTAAAATCTTTTTCGGTTTTAAAAGCTCGTTGTGACATATTGCTCACCTACTTTCCTACTAAAAATTATAACATAAGTGGAGATTTCTTGCAAAATTAGTTAAAAGACACGATAGTTTTCAAGATAGAAAAGCAAGTCTACTTCTTCGGCGAAGTCGTTTAGATAGTCCCAAATGATGTTTTTGTAGTTTGGCTTCATGTGAATGTTGGCGTAGACATACCAGCGGTAGAATATTCGTGCGTCGTTTGATAAGTTGTTATAAAGTTGCTTGATGATGAAACGGCGTCTGTAGAAATCGTTGAAGGTAATGAAAGACATCTCCGTTTGGATAAATCTACATTGTTTAAAATCAGTATCACTCATGGTTAACCTCCTATAGAATTAATATGTGTAAGGGGGCAAAAATGCAAAAAAAAGACACATAAAATCATGTGTCTAGAAGTGTATAAGGATGTAATATGAATAGGATTGGATATGAAATGAAATATAAAACAATAGTTTATTAATCATATTGCATTGCCCCTTACAATAAAAGTATAGCATATAAAATATATAAAATCAATACAAAAAAAAGAATAACAGGAGGTAAGAAATACACCTATTATTCTGTCGGGGGTTATATCGTGATATTAGTTATCACAAAATAATTGTAGCACAAAAAAAGAAATATGACAAATTAATGTTTATTTCTTTGGTTTAGCCAGTTAATGAAGGCGTCGAAGTCGTGGATCGCAATAAGAATTAGGTTTATGGTGATTAGGGCGATGATTAGAAGTATGCCAATAAATATTTCCATTATCTGCCCCCGTGTTTTAATTCTTCCATGTATTCCGGGCTACCAGCAAGTAGTTCTTTGTATTCTTGTTTTGTTTGCTCCATTTTCTTTATGCAAGATAATAAATGTTGCGATTTTGTTTTGCCAGTAATTTGTGTAAACGTGTCATCAAAATCGTCTTTAATTAATAAGTATTTGATAATAGCTATTATTTCTCTACTCATTATTTACCTTCTTTCAATTCTTTTAATTTATCTAGCATACATCTTGCACCACAACTTGCCCAATTTGGTTGTTCCAGTTCTTCTTTTGCCCATTTTTCTAATTCATTTATTATATTATTTAATCTTTCTATTTCTTTGTCTTTTTCTATTATTGTTTCTTCA